ATTGGTATTCTCTGCTGCTTGACGTGCAATCATAACCCCCATATTCTGAAACTTATCTTCTAAGAATACTTGTTGGGCTACGGTTACACCATCTTTTGTAATAGTAGGGTATGAACTTTCCTCAAAAATCACGTTCTGACCTCGAGGACCAAGTGTAGCACCAACTGCCCTAGCAGTAATGCTTACACCTTCTAAAATTTTATTCCTAGCATCTTGGTTAAATAGTATGTCTTTGTACATAATACATTTTTTTTTAATTATTCTTTGTAATCACAAACACCGAGAATATCATCACTATGTAGAAAATAATAATCTTGGTCTTTTAATGTTAATAAATATAGAGCATACCGACCACATATTATGGTTACGCCTTTTTTATACTCATCAGTACCTTCTATAACCTCACAGGTTAATAGCCTTTTATCTTCGTCTGACTCTTGGATAGCCATATCTACGCTAGTTGTGAAGTCTTTATGCTTCTGCACCAACAATATCTGCTTGTTTGGTTGTATCTTCATTTTTGATCTCCTTAATTCTTATTACAGGGACGACTTCCCCGTTTTGCATAACCATATCAGCTGCATACATTTCTAGCTGAAATTCTTCTTGTAATTTTTTAAACCCTTCTTGAAACTTTGCAACTTTCATTGAAAATTCCTTTTTAGCTTCTTCGGCTAGTTTTCCAGCCTCTTTTGCTTTTTCCTCACTTGTTTGTTCTGCCATATGTTTTTTAATTTAATTATTTAATCTTTGTATATCCTTCCTCAAATGCTTTTGCAGGTGAGTATGATTTATAACCATCCTTATAAACTACATAATAACCACCTACCTCTGGTTTATGCTTATCAAGCCATTCCTTTTTCATTAAAATTGGAGCATAAGGTGCGTTATGAAACGCTAATTCCGCATCTCCAGCTTCATTTTGTGGTAATGATATACCAGCTATTTCTAATGCTCTAACTTCTTTGTAACATTTATATTTTGGTAATTCTGTTATTGCCATAATTTTTTATTAATTATTTAATATGTTTTCCTTCTACTCCACGAGATTCTCTTTCTCTTGTGCGTTCATTTAACCATAGCAATGCTTCTTGCATTTTTGTAATCGCAATGGAATTTTCACGACAAGAGAAACGATCATTAAGATCTACTAAACGCTCAATAGATACACGTAGCATTTCTTCTACTGTAGTACCATTATCATAACCATTTGTATCATTATGCATCTCATAAAATACTACTGGCTGAAAAGCAAGCCTGCTATCTGGCTCTGAATCTCGTTTGAAATTCAATAACGCATATTCATTTGACTTTTTAGTTGTTTCTACCATATAATTTTTCTTTAATTATCTTGATCCCAATCGTGAACTATCACTTTGGGTTTTAATAAATTTTGTATATCTTTTTGAATTTTAGTTAGCGGTTTCTTAACTTGTGTTGGTGTGTTAGGACGTGTCATTAGTAAGTAACGTAAAGCATCTACAGCATGGTCATTCTTTTTAACAGGGTCTTCTGAATCATTACGTGTCTTAGATTGTATTTCACTTAGCTCTTGATACCTATAATTCTGAAATTCAGCACATAGATTAGGGCATTTATCTTTAAAAATATAGAGATGTGCTTTCTTTGCGTCGTCTAACTGTATATATTCTCTAACACGTGTTATGCCAGCCTGTACATCATTAATGCCTAGTTCAAACTCCCACCCATGGTCATAGAACTCTTCTAATACGGAATAAGGTATTTCTTCCCCCTCTTTAACTTTAGTACGATTTTTATTCTTAGTAGTAGGGTCAATTACACGTATTGAGAATAGCATATTGGCTATATCTCTTTTTTCTCGCAAAGATTTATCATCTAAAGGTTCTGGGAATAAATACTCAAACTTTTTAAACATCTCTCTACTACTAACACTTGGAATTGCTGGTTTATAATACTCATCTACTATATAAAGGGCATTATCCATTGTCCAAACACCTATTAAAGCACTTGTAGGGTTACGTTGCCCAAAATCCAAGCCCATTAATAGTTCACAAGGCTCAGCCCATTCAAAGCTATTAACAAAGTGTACATTTTTATCAAAGTCACAGAACTCGTTACCAAATATCAATTTTCCAGCTCTAGTAGTAAAATCAATTTCATATTCTTTAAGCCAATCAGCTTTAGGTGTTGATTTGCGTTCGCTATCAAACCACTCTTTACCCTCACGTTCAGGATCTTTATTAGGGTCTGCTGTATAGTGTAACGCAATAACCTCAAATCTATTTTTTGGGTTCTTCCAGTTCTTTATACCACGCATTTTTTCTTCACTTGGGAAATCTTTATACATATTAAATTTCTATCTTATCATAAACAAGCTTTTCAAAGAAAGTATTATCCTCAGCAGTTGATACCCCCGTAAACCTACCTTTGCTTGAAATCGTTGGGCGAGCCGCAGTGTAGGCAGCCTTAGCCTCTGGTTGGAAGCCTATTTCGTCAGATAATATGCCAGATGCAGTATGCATCCTTATGACGTCCCCACCTTGTGGTATACCTCTAATCTCACTGTAAATCTCTGGGAATGTTAGCTTACAATAGACATGCTGTCCATTATGCTGGGGATTACAGATTAATGGTACTAACTTTGAACCATTATGATATGCCTTTAAGAAATCAGGTTGGTTATCCCATATAAATTTAGCACGTTTTATCAAATCATCAGCATCATCTTCTTTTTTAGATTGAAAGAACGTTAGTTTACCAGCATGAAACTGTGTATCCCAAAGATATAGCCCCACAAATAGCCATGTAGCCATCATTTGTCTACTCTTAACAACTAATAAGATGCGTTCTTTAAGCCATCTATCTACTACGTACTTGATATAGTCCTTTTTAGGAAAAGGATTTACTTTATTAGTACCCTCCCCGTGTACATCTAGAGTTCTAGCCCATGTTGTAAGCCAATAGTAGGGATCATCTTTACAATTTTTCCATTCTATTGCTTGTAATTTCTTACTGCCTTTTATTTTTATTAAATCTTTAAGTTCCATACTTTTTAATATAGAGGCATAACGTAAAATTTTATAAACACCCATGTAGGGGTTATGCCTTTCGTATCCATTTAAGGATTATACGTTATATCTCCATACCAAAAAACTACATACTCTTAAGTAAGCGTTGTTTTAAGTCCTCTCTCTCTTCAGCAGTTAATTTGTTTATATCAAAATCCTCTTCATCGTCCTCATCATCCAATAACTCAATTTTCTCAGGTGCAAAGTCCCCAACCAATTTAGCATACGTAGTAATAGCATTATTTATAGCCACTGCATCGTCTTTATCCGCTATATACTCCCCCTGAAAGTAAATAGGCACTTTAGCCTCTAATAGCTGTTTAATCTTCGTCATTATCAATTTCTTATTAACACCAACTTTATGCCCAGTTATACGATAAGCCCCCTCTACCTCATTTATGCGTTTCTGTACACGGAGATCCTTTAAAAGGCTATTAGCCTCAACTCCACAGATATTCTTATCCTTTTGCCCGTAAGCCTCCCCATATGCCTTAGTACCATTAAACTCATACGTGACATATAACTCACAGAAACTATTTTGTTTGTCAGTTAGTTTTCTCATAAATTTATGTTACTTATTATAAACGATTATACAATACTAGTAAAATTACCGCAACTATTTACATCCACAGGTCTGTTTAAACCCCCCATGCTTTGGACAGGATTCAAAGCTATTGAATCTGCTTACGTCCTCTTTTTTGGGTTCTTTGGGTTCTTGGACTTTTTCAGGAGGCATTAGATAGGCTACTATCTTTTCATGCTTTGTTATTGCTACTTCCTTACCAATATACTTTTTTAAATTTTCTCTTAATTCCCCAATACTTATTGTTTCCATAGTTTTGTACAAAACTTATTGTTAATATCATCATTCTAGCATAGTTTTGTACAAAACACAAGTCTTTTAGTTGCAAGTATCATAGTTATGTACATTTTTGGATAGTGATGATTTATATATGGTGATGATTTATATATGGTGAGTGGGTGAGTGGGGGGATAGAGGTACTATATAATAACACGCCCCCCGACTAATATGTTCAGGAATTTGTATCCCCCCACTCGAATTCCATAATCATCAGCAAAAATAGGCATAAGTGCCAAATAGTTTATATTGC